GGCCGATGCGGTCCTATACAACCTCTTCATCCTCCGTGGAGCGGATCCGTTCACGGTGATCGAAGCGGTTGATTCGGCCGTCGGGAATGCGGGGCTCCCGATCGCGGAACCAGGTGTTACGACGGCCGTCGACAATTGCCTGGCCGTCGCGGTCCTGGCTGTCGACGGGGCCCCGAGGGTGTTGGTCCAGCCGACGGGATGGACCTTATTGGAATCGAGGGACGGATCCGCCGGCACGCTATCGATGGCGATTGCGACGAAGGGACTCACGTCGGCCGGCGGATCCGGGGGCGGAAACTGGACAGCCACGGACTCGATGGCCGCAGACTACGCGGCCATCACGTTCGCGGTCCGGCCAGGCGTGATGAGCCTTTCGAACTCGATCCTCTACGAACCCCAGCAGCTGCTCGCCAAAACCTTGGCCGATTGTTCCGAGTTCCGTAACCTGGTCGGGGCGCCGGATCACGCGTCGGCACTGGCCCGGATCTGGCATGAATCCCTTCCACGACCCGCCGGCGGACGGGAAAGCTACACTCTGGCCGAATTGCAGGCGTACCGGCCGTTTGCGTTGATCTTCACCAACGACCTCGACGGTGCCATGGCGACACGCCAGGCGAGCTTGCCAGGGGCCTGGGCGGATCGCGGATCACTGCGGATCGTTTTCGAGATTGATACTCCCGAGACTCTGAAGAATTCACCGGTTTTGCTCGATCAACTCGTGAAGCAGACCATTGGCAGGATCCAGAAACGGCCAGCCGACGAATCCTCTTCCACCTTCTTCGGCCTGGCGGACCTGGCCGGCCGAACCAACGAGGCCGGTGGATATTCCTACTTGGCGGCCGACACGGTCGCATTCCGTGGGTATCGACGATCCAACGCACGTGACGAACCAGGTCAAGGCGATTACCTGTACGCCTGGCTGGAAGTCCTCTATGGACAACGGGGGTGATCGCATGATGGGACATTTGATCATCCGTGAAACCGGGCCGACCCCCCGCATCATGCGACGGGAGCGAAACCGGATCACCACCGAAACCTTGGCGGCGGTCGCGGCGCGCCATCATGCCCTTTACATGGCGAAGCATTTCACAATCGCCGGCGGTCGTGAGTACGGTTACAAGCCACGCAAAGGGGAAGGGCTGTCGGGCAAAGACTTTTGGAAGTCATACACCGGAAAGAAGAAAAAACAGAAGGGACACCAACGGCCAATGGTCTGGTCGGGTGTTTCCGAGACATTGGCCAAGATCCGCGACGTGCGCGCAAGTCGCAACAAAGCCCGTCTCGTCCAACATGCTCGCGGGTTGAATCGCCGTCATCCGAATTCCGAGATCCGGATGAACGAGGAAATCCGGACTATCAGCCAACCGGAGGCACGTTCGGCTGTTTTATTTGCCGGCGAGACCATGCGGGCAAAATACCGGGACATTCACACAACCATTACAACCAAGATTTGAGGGTTCAGCCATGCGTCACAATCTATACGGGGTCGAACTCGCCGATACGGTCCCGGTTGTCCTTGGGGCGATCGAGTCCGTCAACGTCCGCATGGGCAGCGAGCATCGCGCGGACACGACCAGCGGGGCGATCTATCCAACCCATGTCGCGATCGTCTCGCAAAAGCCGGTCGCCGACTACTCATCGTTTGCAATCGCCGATTGCCTTAACAACGTTGGGCTCGCCGGTCTCTCGATCGCCGATTTGGCCAACGGACTGAATCTCTACGGCTACAAGCACGCCGATGGCGGAGGCCGGGCGACAGGCGCGAACCATCGCAAATTCAACATTAAGCAGGGTTTGGTCGTTCCCCGCCGGATCACATGCGAACATCGGGGCGACGCGCAGATTGCGTATGATGTTCTTCCAACGTGGGACGGCACGAACGACCCGATCATCGAAAGCGATGCGGTGGCTGTTCCGACGGCACCGAGTGACGATGAGCGATTTTCCATCGGACCGGTCACGATCGGAGCGATCGCGATCGATGAAGTTCGGTCGATCGAGCTTAACTTCGGAATGAACGCGAAAACCGAAGGCGCGGACTCCGATGTGTTCGACACGCACTCTTCTGTTGTCGAGGTTCTCGTCATGCTGACGCTGCGAGGCGTAAAGCTTGAGTGGCTCGCCGCGACAGGTATCCCTCGAGCTGGGAAGCCTGCGACCCATGCGAATACGTCGTTCTACTTGCGGAAACGATCGCAGTCTGCAGCCGGGTTCCTCGGCAACGCAACGGCCGAGCACATTAAAGGGACCATGGCCGGTCTGGCCTGGATCGAGGACGCGTTTACCGGCGGCAGCGATAATCCTGCCGAGTGCTCCTTGAAAATGGCCGCCAAGTTTGACGGTACAAACATGCCGGTCGTCTTCACCACGACGTCGGCGATCGCGTAAGACTAGCGAGATTGCTCGCACCGAAATCTTCACGGAGGCAATAATCGATGGCAGACGAACATGAAGCAATCGAACTCGAGACTGAGGCGTCTTCGACGCTTGAGATCGCAACGAATGTGCTGGTGCGAATGGAAGGGCATGGCCGGATCAACGCCCGGCGTTTTCTGGGCCGATGCACCCATGCGGAGATTCACGCGCTCGCAGCCTGTGACGCTCCGCTGGACTGTACACGCGAGGTCGGCGATCGGTTCCGGGCAACGCTCGGAGTGGTCATGGACCAGATCCTCAAACGCCAGGAAGAGCGTGAGGCGCTGCAGGCGGATGTTCCTGTCATAGCTGAACCTGATGAGCAGGTGGATGCAGTCGAACCAGTGGACGACCAGGCCGGCCCGGTTGACCAGGTCGAGGAAGTGGCGGACACCACTGCCGAAGAGGAAAAGGCAACGGACTGACATGTACTTCAACTATTTCTTTCCAGGTCGTCGAACCGTGAAACTCGACGATCTGCTACAGGCCGGCCTCGGGTACGTTTTTGAACCCGAGTCGGCCGCAACCCCGCAAGCGACGTTCACTCCTTGCCCGGTTTACAACGGACCAGGCGGGCAGAACGGCGTCGTTGTTTCGCCTTGCGACCAGTTTGTCGGCTACTACCAGCAGGCCCAAACCTGGAAGCAGGAGATCGATTGCGACTACTGGGTGGGGATGTGGCCAGACAAGCGGCCGACACCCGAAACCCTTCAGCGGGAAAACATCATTGACGGCACCATGCTGCGGTTGGACGACGGGCACGCGTGGATGATCCCCAAGGCCCGACACTACGAAGAGCTCGACGGCGACATTCTCTATCGTCCCGGGCTGCCAGCCAGGCTAACACGCGGCGAGTCCGGTCAGTGGTTCGGCGGCGAAGTTAAAAAGAAGTACCGCGAACTGTGGCGGCTCACCACGGCGTACATCGAAGCACAAGTTAATGCGATCCCAGACGAGAACGGCATGGTGCGAATCCGCTTCTCGGAGGTCGACAACCTGGTGATCGAAGCGTTCAAGTGCAATTACAAGGTCTCAGCGATCGAGTTGGATCTACTGGGGGTTTACGACAACACCGTCCGGGACCGCGTGCTCCAGATCGTCACCGACCTGGACAGCTGGGAGGTCCTGGTCAAAAAAAAACTAGCCATCCTCGCTACTGGCAGTTCCATCGATGGGCCAGCCGAGTCGCTGCCGGACGCGGCTATGGACATTACAGGCCAACCGTCGCCGACCTAGAGGCGTTTGCCAGCGGGGCCCACTTGGCAGCTCCCGTCGTGATTAATCAGTACCCAATCAAGGTGACGCGATGAGTGGTAACGTCGACATTACGTTCACCTCAAAGGAGAACGACCTTTACAAGAGTCAAGCTAAGCTCATCAAACAACAAGAGGAGATGATCGAGAAGTACAAGAAGCTTGCGACTGAGGCGAAGAAGGGCGGCAAGGATGCGGAAAAGGCTGCCGCCGCCGCTGCCAAGGAACTGGATCGATTCGCGAAAGCCACGTCTGCTATCAACCGCACGCCGCTCGAAAAATACGCCGATCAAATGCGGCGACTCGACCAGGCCCTCAAGGCCGGCAAAATCAGCCAGGAAACCTTCAATCGGGCCGTCGGTAAAGCAAAGACAGAGTTCGACACGGCAGGCCAGTCGTCCCAGAAGGCGTTTGGGGCAGTGGCACTCGGGGCGCTCTCGAGTTATGCAGCCGGCATCGTCAGTATCACAGGGCTACTGTCGGGCGCCTCACGCGTTCTTAGTGACATCAAGACGAAGGGGGAAGAGTTCGCGACTCTTCAGCGGTCTAGCATGCCCGAGACCGGCCCGCTTGCCCAGCTCGCGATGGGCGACAAGACCAAGATGCGGGAGCTGCTGGCTGCTGCACGTGCAACGTACGGGGCAGGTGCTGGCGCAACGGAAGGCGAAGCAGCCAAGCTGCAGTTTGAAATCGCTTCCGCCAGCTACGACCAATACCGCAAAGAAATTGCCGAACTGAAGGCATCCGGGGCTGTACCGGACCCTGTTGGGCTCCTTGTCGGAGCGGCCGCGTTCGAGACGAATGTCGGCAAGGAGAAGACGGGTGGATTCCCGCGAATCACCTCCATGCTGTTGGGGGCTGCCGGCAAGTCTCCTGGTGAGATTCCGGGAATCGCCCTCGGAGGGGCAGAGGCGGCCGTTACGGGCGTCTCGGTCGGGATGACTCCGCAAGAGATCCTCGCTGCGACGGCCGTCCAGGCCAAAGCCCTCGGCAGTCCGACAGAGGGCGGGGTCTATGCCAAGAACTTATTCAAAGGCATCGACGAGGGAATCAAGAAGAAGCTGCTACAGCCGGGGCGAAACCTTGAACAGTACATGGCTGACATCGCCGCACTCGAAGCAAAAGGAATGAAGGACTACGACATCGTAGGAAACGACATTCGGGCCTATAGCGGGTATCGCCAGCTGAAACGGGGAATGGGCGCTTACCACACGAGCATGGAGGAAATTCGTGTTGCGGACGAGGGCAACGCTTTCGGTGCCGTGACGTCCGCGTACCGCGCCGATCCTCAAATGATTGCGGCCCGAACCTTTCAGCGATCCAAAGCCGGGCGAGACCTTGCCGGCGGCGAGGCTGGCGTGTGGAGTAATCTGGCACAAAGCGTCCAGAACGACGCCGTGACGCGCATGATGAAAAAAGACGATCGAAGCGGGGCCGCCATAGAGGACTGGGCTGTTGGCTTGGCTCGCTGGTTTAAGGGAGACAAGGAGTTTGTTGAGGATTACAAATTTCGCGCCTCCGAGGAAACGCAACAAGACATTCGTGACGCTGCAGCCTTGCTGAAGGAATCCGCCCAACTACTGAGAGATTCATCGGACAATAACCGCCAGCGGTCCGCCGCCGCTGTCATGCCGGAATAAGCCATGTCTGTCAACATCAACACGTTCACGTTCGAATTCTGGCACGGTCCACCGCCAGGCTTCCCAACTCGCAAGGTCGCAGTGACGCACCGCCCGGGCGTCAACGGTGTTGCTCATCAGATCCTGGGAGTCTGGGGGGATACGTTCGACGTGGTGCTGACCTCGCATCACGAGTCGCTGGAGATGGCGGTTGACCGATTGCGGGCGATCAGGGGGCTGATCGGCATGGGGCCGATGTACATCGACTGGGGAGACACGAACTGGTCGGGCAGTTGGGGCGTGATGTACAACGTCGAGGCGATCGAGCAGGTGTCCCTCAAGGTGATGCCGCGGCTTATTGGCCCTAATTACGATTACGTCGGCGGCGCGGAGCTGAAGACGCGATTTACACTTACACCACAGGAAGTCTGACATGGCTGATCTTGCAATTACTGCGGCCAATGTGCTGGGCGTGGCGGGTTCCTTCGCGAAATCTGAGTATGTCGCCGGGGTCGCGATCGCGGCGGGAGATGCCGTCTATGTCGATACCGCCAACGATAACGTCCTGAAACTGGCTCACGCCGGCGGGACCTTGCTGGAGGCCACCGTCAAGGGCATCGCACTCAATGGAGCTGCGGCGGGCCAGCCGTGTTCGATCTGCACCCTTGGCGACCTGGACGTGGGGGCAGCGCTCACCGTGGCGGGTATTTACATCCTGTCCGTCAATGCCGGGAAGATATGCCCGGCTGCCGACCTGGCGAGCTCCTCGTTCTGCTCGGTCCTGGGTGTGGCCAGTGCAACGGACAACCTGCAACTTCTCATCAATAATTCCGGCGTCGAGAAGCCATGACGATCGTCAATTTCGGCACCAAGCAGCTGCGCGCGACCGGCAAACAGTTCGTCTATCTCAAGCAGAAGTGGCAGAACGACTGGACGCTGTACGCGGAAATCCACTGCACCGAAGCAACGTGGTGTCTCTCTCCCACGATGCCCACGGCCGCACTCAGGCGGGATTACGGCTACATCAAACAGCCTGGATCTGCCCACTACGCCGCGTGGCCCAAGGTGAATCCGATCGGCTGGTACGTAAAGGTCGTGATGCAAACGGAATGGGTGGCCAGCGTAGCCACGTGGGACACAAACACGTGGTACGGCATTATCGGCCATGTCGAAGACGAGCCGGTGGGAGTTGTTCGATACGGCGCGGGGCCGCTTGCGACCGGAACGCAAACGTTCCACTGCTACGGACTTGAAAAACTGCTCGACACGGAGTACCTGTCGGAATCGTGGGTGAACGTGGGTGAGACGATGCCGGCCGTGGTGCAGTTGCCGATTGTCTTCAATCGTGGCGGCCGGGCGAATCGCAGCGACCTGGTGATGGATCCCAACAACTCCTACGTCTTCGAAGGCCGCGATACGCACGACCCGAGCTATCCCCTGGCGGCCGAGTGGTGGAGCACGTACCACATCGTCGATTATCTGCTGTCGTGGGCGGTCCCCAAGGAGAGCTTCGCGACCCGCACGGTGCGGGTCCCGTTCAAGTTAAGAACCGCTGACGCTAAATTCCTGCCGGTACTTGACCAACCCGTGGTCGAACAGGAGGGGCAAACGGTCCTGTCGATCCTCAATCGATTGATCGACCGAAGGCGTCTGCGAGGGTTCTACCTGGGAGTGGACGAACTGAATGAACCCAACGAGGTGGAGCTGCGTGTCGTGGCCTGGAACGGTGCGACGATCGAGACGGGCATCGAGATGGTGGACGCGTTACTCCCGAACGAACGCCCGATCAGCATCATCTACGAAGACAATCAAAGCACCACGGCAATCCTGCGACAGTCCCGTGTGAGCAAGTACGACCAGGTTGTCGTGCGAGGCGCCAGGAGGACGAGCACGGCGACATTCCACGTGGCGACCCCCTATCTCGCCGCCGCCTGGACGGGGATCGAGCAAAGCGCCTATGAAGCGGCAGCGAGCGGGGTGGCCGGATACGGCACCTGGGACAAGCTCAAGCAGCAACAACGCAACGCCGAGGTGCGCAGCGCTGAATCGCTCTCAGCTGTGTTCTCGTGGTTCAAGCTGCCAGACACCTGGGCGGGCACCACGACCGCCCCCGAGGACGTCGCGGTGCATGTCGTGTTCCCCGGCGAGACTCCCTATTACCCTGTCCGGCAGTACATCCACGACGTAGTTTTTGAATCGTATCTGCCGCTCTACGAGCACACCGATTACAGCGGTTCGAAGATCGAGGACGGGACGGTGGCTGATCCGCCCGTCTCTGTCTACCGCCAGCCGCTGGTGGTGTTTAAGATCCCGACGGACAGCCGATGGGTACCGGGTAACGCCGTGGCTACCTTGGCGGAAGCGACCGGCGACGCGGCCGGCGACGGCAAGAACTTCCGCTGGTCTGCCTCGATTCGCACGCAGCCGGACACTCGTACGCTCGAAGTGTGCGTGTCGGGCGAGCAGCAACATGTAATCGCCGCTACGGACTTCACGAAACTGGCAGGCGTCGATCGCGACCTCGGCGATTTCGACTATAAGTCGAAGAAGATGTTGATTACCGCCACGCTGCGCGACAACCGTTATGCCGAGGGCAAGTATCCGGAGGACTCCAGCTGGGGCGATTCGAGCCTGATCGACGCCAAGTTCGGCTTCGTGGTATTTGCGGGCGATTCGTTTCGGCAGGACTATGTGGTGCCCACGACCGTGCTGGACGTCGCGGCCGATGGCACGTTGATCACCAGCAACGGAGGCTACGCGCGGGACGATACCGACCTGTTGCGGGCGCTGGCTCGCATCACGCACGCGTGGTGGTCTCAGGATCGCATTGTATTGACGATGGCGACGTCGCAGCTCACGTCGGCCATTCAGCCAGGCTATCTGATCACCACACTCGGCAATCCAATCTACGGCTACGAGACGATCAACACCGTGGTGAGTGAGCTACGGATTGCGTGGCCGTTGCTGGAGGAGAATCAGCGAGGGGCGCCGATGCTGCAATTTACCACCGGGGCCGGCGAGCTGGATCCGATGACGCTCGCCCCGCCAAGCCCGAAAATGTTCAGCCGCTCGAAAGCGAGGGTCCGGCGATGAGCTTAGCGGTTCCTGACAAGCTGTTATGGCGCCGGGTTGCTCTCCTGGAACGCCAGGTGGAGCAGCTCGAGGCGACAATCCGGCGGATGACCGGCGTGCGCAGCGTGCTACCGCTCACTGCCAGGTTGTGGCGGGCCACGCTCAATGAAGCATTCGGGGCCACGACCGCCCACGTGGCCTCGGCCGATCTGCTATCGATCAGTGGGACGGACATGGGCGTCGACGTGTCGCTCTTTGATCCGCTCGACGTGTTCAGCGTCCTGGTCGGCACAGAAGGGCTCTACGTCTTCGAACAGATCGACGTCGACGGGACCCGGCGATTCGTGCCCATGCAATCCAAATGTCCAACCCCGTAGGAGCCACTGTCATGTTGTTCTGGCTGTGGATTGGACTGCTCGCAGTGTTGTGGTTTCCGTGCTGCGGAGGCGAAGGCGGAATCACTCCGACCGAGGAGTGTTATGGAATCTGCTCAGGCAGCGGAAAAAATGCCGCGTGCTTTTCGATTTACATCTCTGGCATGGCCGACGACAGCTGCACGGACTGTGAGAGTTACGACGGAACCTACATCACTGGGGTGCCGACATTAACCGGGCTCGGATACTGCGAGTGGCTGTTCACGGACTCATCGCCGACAGCATGCTCCGTCGACACTCTGTACGTGGCGGTGCACTATGGGATCAATTTTTCTGCGGATTACTTCCGCGTCATCCTGACGCAGAAAAAAGGATTCAACGTTAACCGGTATATCTGGGAAAACGCCTCCGTCGGGAGCATGAATTGCCTCGATCTTGAGGATTACTCAGTGGCCTATCTGTCGCGAACAATCGGCATTCCCGACTCGGGCGTGTCGTGCTTTAACTCGTCGGCGATCGCCGAAGTTTCAACAATTGCGTGTGTCTATTAATGGCTTTCAGCGTTGTATGGATGTGCCCGATTTGCCGCGCCGCGGCGGAGGTCCGTGCCGATCGATTCCCCGTGCATTGCCGCTGCGGGTTCGTGCAGCTGGTGCCGGAGTTCGGCCTGGGCGACTGGGTTGCCGCAGTGCTTCACACGGTGGGGATCACGCCTAAGCGGTACAAGCGGCTCAAGGCCTGGCTCGGACTGCCGCCTCGCTGCAGATGTCGCAGTCGACAGCGGAGGCTCAACGACTTCGGACGGGCCGCCAGCCGCTGGTGGGGGCGGTTGGGGGGGGCGAACTAAAGCCTCGCGCGGATGGAAGCCAAGTAGCCTGGGCGGACGCAGCGTTTCCTCCTTCCCTGAAACGCACGCCTGGAGTGCGTCTGGGCAGTGGACCTGAGCACCACTATTTCAGCGGTCCGCACTTCCGCGGCGACGACTGCTACACCGTCGCCATCGAACTGGACCTGGACTGAATATCGAAAGGACCGCGAAAGCTGACCGTCCTGTTCCCCAGCGGTCAAAAAAAGTACGTATCTTGGGGACCTGCTACCGTTGCAAGTGGGGGTACAAGAAGGGAGACTAGACCCTTACGCACCTTGTTTCTGAAAGGATAGTCGCTCATGACGACCACATTTGTGCTACTGACCGCCCTGCTCGCGTTCCAAGCTGACCCTTCCGGCGAAGGCGCCGCAGGGATGCCCGCCGGTATCGCGGGGGACACCGATCCGCACGCGGCCGACGCCGACCCTGATACCGAGGAAGATGCCGACGCTGGCATTGACGAATTGGGAGAGGAAGAGGAGGAGAGCCCGGCACTTCGCCGCTGGCGATCCAAGGACGGCAAGTCCAGTATCGTGGGCGAGTACGTCGAGTTCAAAGACGGCCGGGTGGTGATCAAGAGGCAACCCGACGACAAGATTATCCGCGTCAAGCCGACGGATCTCGAAGACGTGGACATGCAGTGGGTCCGCGAGCAAGTCAAGCTCAAGCGAACTTCCCGGCCATCCAAGTACGCCTGCGTGCGATGCCGAGACACGGAGATTGTCGACTGCCCGGTGAAGAACTGCCGGGGTGGCAAGCTGTTCACCAAGGTGGATGTCCCCACGTACATGGACACGCCCCTGGGACCGGTAGTGCATGTGCATTCGCGGCTTGCCCCTACCTCCGTCTGTAGAGCGTGCGCGGGTCGCGGACAGATCGCCTGCCCGCAGTGCACGGCGAAGAACTACCAAAACGCTGCCGAGGAAGCGGAGTACGAACAGGCCCTGCGGGAGAAGGCTGCGAAGGCACGTCGCGATCGGGACGCCAAACTGGCAGAGTTGCTGGACACCAACCGCAAACTCGAACTGGAGGTGCAGCGCATCCGACTCGAACGGGAGAAGAAGGCCGTCGAGGGCTCCGAGGAAAGCGGCATGGGCGAACAAGAAGCGGCCCTGCGGGAGGCTAACCGGAAACTCCAAGAGGAGGTGAAAGCCGCCGAACTGGAACGCAAACGGCGGGAATTTGAAAAGGACAAGGGCGCCAGCGGCGAACCGCGTAAACCTGCCGGTTCCGTCAAGCCGCCCAAACGATGAACGAGGAGGCAAGTTTATGGAGGCTGATCTCGCTTGACGGTAATCGCCACCAGGATCGCCATAAGTAACCCACGCACAAGAGAATGGCGATTGTTTTCGGCATGGCGTCCCCCTTTTCCGGTCGCCAATATATCAGGCCAGCGCTACTTGAGTTGCCGTGGGTGGGCTAGTATATATTGTGTGCACGGATTGGCGGCGGTTAGGCTGGGGTACACAAGAGGGTACACGAGCAAAAAAACACCGCAACCAATCGACGTAAACCGCTAGTGCCGAACGAGTTCGGAGGGTAAGCGAATGGCTAGCGGCCTCATTGGAAAAGCCAACAGGCACGCGTTACGGCAAACTAACCCCGTTTTTCTCGGGGTTTTCGCGGGTCATTTGCGATCAATGTCGTTGTGAATGCCGTTCCGAGGGTACGAGGAGGGGTACAAGTCTCCCGCCCATAATTCTTCGGCAACGTCATCTGCGTCTTGATCAACGTAATATCGCAGGGTGGTTTCGATGGCCACATGGCGCATGAGGCGCTTCAGTGCGAGTGGCTTCACGCGCGCGGCCCAACGTGTTCCAAACGAACGTCGCAGGTCGTGTGCGCTGACGTGTTTGCCCTCGTCGTTCACAATGATCTCCGACGCCGCGCCGATCTCTGACAACACGCGCCCGATGCGGCTTGCAGCGTTCACAGGGCGATCCTTTCCCCAGGTCGAGAAGATCGGCAGCACTCGCCCGTGACGCTCAGCTGCGGGAGTCCTCCGCAACCAGGTCGCGAAGTCCGGGGCGAGGGGGACCAGCTCGTCGCGTCGTGATTTTTGCCCTGGGGCTCGGATCACCAACCGGGGATACTTGCCACCGGTCAGATCCACCAGCAGCGGTGGTTCGTCCCAGGACAGGTTGATTGCTTCCTCGAGCCGGAGTCCCGACAGCCATAGCCCGTGGATGAACCGAACCCACTGACGCCAGTCGCTGGGTCGCTCTGCCCGGGCCGTACGTAACAGCTTCCGGCATTCCTTCCCGCTGATCGGCCTGCCCTTCATCAGGCGGCCCGTCAGTTTCGGAACCGGGAAGATGGGCCGCTTCTGAATCAGCTGCATCTTGTACGCCCAGCCGAACGCCGTCCGCAAGTGGCCGAGGTGCGCGCCGATCGTGGAGTCCCTCATCCCGTCTCGGCGCCATTGACCGACCATCTTGGCAATCGTCATCGAATCGATCATGCCGATCTGCCGCACATTCCCTAGTGTCCTTTCCAACCAGTTCATTGCGGACGCGGCCGACTCTCTTGTCCGCTGTGCCTTCCCGGCCAAGTGTGTGCTCTCGTAGTGGATGCGGAACTCTTCCCAGGCCATGACCCGGCTCACGGTCCCCTGCTCTTCCAGTTCTGCCTCCCACTTCGCGGCCGCACGCTCCGCCTCTCGAACACTGGTGGTGCGGGCCGACCGGGTCACATCCTGACCGGTCAACGGATCGACGTAATACATCTGGTAGTTGTCGCGGTCGGGCTTAAGCCGTAGGAGAACGCGGATGCTCATCGCCAGCCTCCCAGGGGAAAACGCCCAGATTCAGCCAGATGTCATCACGCCTGGCAGTCATCTGGTTGAAGTGTTGTATCACGTCGGCCAGGAACAGCCGATCGCGCGCGGTTGGTGCGAACGGCCCATGTGGCCAGTGAAGCCGCCGTCTCTCCTCACAGGGATCGAACAAGGCCAGCTGCAGCCAGCTCGACTTGCGAACGTGTCGCATGGCCTCCCGGTAGAACATTCGTGTGCGTCCGGCGTCGAGGTCGTAGCCCACGACCAGGTGGCGACCCCGTCGAATCAGTGGCCGCAGCTCGACGGCGCGGGGATCGATCGCAGTGACGGCCATATCGTGAATCGACTCGACGAGGATCGTGCGGCGCTTCCAGACCGTCGGTACGCCAATCAGATTCCGTTCGGGATATTCAAACTCGAGCAGTTGTCCTCGCCCTGCTCTTAACGGATCCGAACGCATGGCACTCACCTTGGGGAAAAGTGAGCGGCCGGCACTAACGGGGCCGGCTGGCCGGGTGCGGTATCACGGTGATACGTCGGTGATGCGATGGATAATATACGTACGTACACCACTGCGTCAAGCAGGTATCAATCACAATCCCGCTGGCTCGAAAGTCATCTCTTGACCCTTGGCTGCCCTCGCCAGTTTGCTCATGGCGTCTCGCGCCTTATCGTCCGGCAGTCCGCTCCGAAACGACCAGAAGATCATGGACAAACTGATTCGTCCGTGTTCCACGTGAACGTAATTAGGAAGATCGTTAAGGATTCCGGAAATCCCCTTGATTCGGCAGCCCACGATGTCATCATCCTCGAGTGACAGATAGAGCGTCACATGGTCGCAGAGGCGAATGGTGTAGTCCGCGTCCGGCTCGAGATAAACCGTCAGCGAGTCGGATTCTTGGCTAATTTCGTGGTATGGCTTAAACTCGCCGTTGCAGCCGTCCAAGATGCTCTGAAGTTCTGTATCTATGGCCATATCATGTTCTCCGTAATGTCTTCTGGTAATTTAGTTTCCGGATCACGGTTCCTCCAGCACCATGAATCGATTGTGCCGTCAGCCAACACGAAAACCAGAAAAACCTTCCCAGGCGGCGGTGGGCATTCGATAGAACCACTTCGATAGTCAGCCTTAGGATTTCCCACGTACACATAGCAGTCGTCTGTCCCTGGCCGACACCACCCCTCGCCAATCCGCCCAGGATTGACAAGTACCTCTTTTGCGCATGCAAGCCTGGCCAGTCGTATCAAGTCGCCACTGCTCTGCATCAATTTGATTTTTGACTCGTGAACACCAACGGACCAGGTTACTCCCGGCGCCTGGTGGGGATTCTGGGCTTCTATTTGTAGTCGCCAACGAGTCATTTGTTATATATAGAATCCATAGAATAGTATCACATCAGTAGAAGCCGCAAGCGATCTATTTCCCAGGAATGTTATCGACCGGCCTTCCTTTTGCCGTCTTACTACCCCCCCCGACGTGCCCCTTCAGTTCTCTTCGCAGAGCAGCAGCTCGGTATCAGCGCCACCCGACGCGACCGGCATTCCGCGCCGCAGGCGACGACACGTCTACTTCTTCCGGCCATCTGCCCTGCCCTTCAGTTTTCCTCGCCCGGTAGTAGCTCGACCTCAATGGCAACCGGCGATGCATCAGGCATTCCGTCATCAGATGCCAGGTCGTCCGAGCATTCCGTACACTTCTCGGCTCGCTTTCGCAGCTGGATCCTGGTTGCCTTTAGAACCCGCTTTTGGGCCGCGCAGGCTTCGTCCCCTTCGGTGACGTCTCGTTTCAGCACGTCCGGCATAATGGCACTGATGTCCTCAGCCGTCACGCGTGAATTGGGCTCGAGGCGTTGTAGCTCGCGGCGGATCACGCTAAGGACCGGATCGGACGTGACGATGGCCGCGATGGTGAACCGGTTGACGATCTGGGTGAATGCATGGAAGTCGTCGATGGCAGACTTCTGGACACCCTCACGGCAAAGCAGAAACAGCTTTTCGATATCCTCTGATTTTTTGATGTTCAGTTCCAGGAAGTTGATTCCAAACACAAACTCGTGCGACACCGGCTGCTCGAACTTGATCCGGTAGACCTCCCAGATGACACCGTTGGTCAGAACCACCCAAGGGACACCCTGGGAGGAACCGTAGGAGACGACCTGCCGGAGGTGGTTCTCCTTCAGGGCTAGCCCAATTGCCTTCACCTCGATGAGGTACCGGACCGAGCCGTCCAGCTTGGTGGCCAGGTCGCAGTACGTGCCGCGGATTGAATATTCGCTCGTGATCTCCTCGTACTTGTCGAACCCCATGACCCCGGCCAGGATGTCCTTAACGATTGTCACCGTGTCGGATTCGTTCACATCGCGATCATGGGCGTTCTGCAGAACTTTCTGGAACATCGCGATACAAGAACCAAACCTCTCCAGCACTTTGCTTGGGATTTTCGCGGCCATTTGTCTCCCCTGATTTGTTGGTGCGTTTACGATCTGCTCTTCTTCCCCCCCGCCCTACCCTTCGATTCGTCCGGTGACGAGCCGGGACCAACCTCGCCCGAGGGTGCATTAGGCATTCCATCGTCAGACGCCACGTCATCAGCACGTTCGGCCAACTTCTCGGATTGCTTCCGCCGCTGAGCCTTTTTCTTCCCCCCCGCCCTGCCCTTCTTCGGGGCCTTCTCGATCGGCGGTTCCTCCGATGCGTGGTTGACCATGTGCTCGGCGAGCTGCTGGGGGTCGGCCTCGCTGATCCTGCGAATCACTGGCTTGATTGGAATTCCCTCGAAGTACTTCTTCGCCTCTTCGGCGAACACGTCCTCCCGCGGATCCACACGGGGACCCTGTCGCCTGGGCATTAAGAGGCCTAATTCCACGAGATGCGACTCAAACCCCTCGCGGCTTTCCGCGGGGATTTTTCGCAGCGTCGTCCTGAAACGCGTGTAGTGCTTCACGCATAGGCCGAGACGACGATTGGAGTCGATCGCCTCGCAAATAATGCAGACTCCGCGCGCGTCGCGTTCATAGGCGATTTCTTTCGCATTCATGCCCTCAGGCTACGAGAAAAATTTTCCACCGCAATAACTACTGGCCTACTAATAAGTTGCGGCGTAGCTACGTCTCTAACACGTAAACAAATGCGCAATTCGTAGTTGACACGTCGTAGACGCGTAGTAGAATCGGCCGATGTACTAAGGCGGTGGTCATCGGATGCGAGCAGGACGCAGCCGCCCAACGGAATCCTGCGCTGGACGTGAGACGGAATGCAGGAGCACTCCATCGGAGGCACGTCTGGTGTCTTTTGCACAAATCTCGAGGTTTTTGGCAATGAGTAGTGACCTGGGGGTCAAACGGACGTTGGTCGGGCATGTCACCGAACGGGTTCGATCCGGGAAGTGCCTGCTATGCGAAGACGCGGCAACACGCCGCGGCCTCTGTATGAACCACTACCAGACATTCCTGCGACGGTTCGCTGAACGGCAAGACAAGGCTGAGTTTGAAACAGCCTGTATCCGCGAGGGCAAGATCCTGGCCGTTGGAAAGATGCGAGAAATCAAGACTGACGATCCGTTCGCGGATCTGTGATAGGTGCCACCATGGCTAAGCAATCAACAAAGACCCGAAAGACGACCCGCGTGATTGGCGACGTGTACCCGGGTGGCCTGCTCACCAAGGAAGGCTGTATGCGGCGCTGTGGACTGGGCCGCATCGCCCTGGCTGAGGCCCGCCAAAGCGGCATGGTCAAGCCGATCGTCGTCAGCCAGCGAATGTATTACCGCACGAGCGAATTGATCGCGTGGATCGAGAGCCACGCGAATGGCAGCAAATGATTCGTGAACGGAGTCAAAGCCATGACCGGACTCGTCGTCCTCGATCCAGTGACAGGACAACCCGATTTATGGTTGCCCTGCGCCGCTCCACCCAGCGGCCCGGGGCTGTTGCTGTCGGACAGAACCGAGCTCGCATCGATCGAAGAGCTGTTGGACTGGATCGACCACACGCGTGCTGAGGCCGCAGCGGCTGAACGCTAGTCGTGTCATTTGAAACACTTGTTGGAACTCTGAACACAAACGCACCGGTCGACATATATCGTCGGCCGCACGAGTGAACGATTCACGCCTCTTTGGCCGCTCTTGGCCATCGCGACGTGCCGCAGTTGACCAAGGCTCGCTGTGAGCTTGGTCGTATCCCAACCCAACGGAGCCGCATGGAAGGCTGGTAGGGAAACCCACTCTATCTGTTCCCAGGAAATCGGACTGCAGGGTCGCGGTCCAGTAGGACTCGGCCGTCACCGGCATGACGTCAGCGGCGGCCACATTTCACAAGGAACGACACGATGTTGGTTCTCGGGCGCAAGGAAGGCGACTGGATTCAGGTTGGCGACGCGAAGGTGTTCATCCTCCATGCGTCGAGCGGGCGAGTGTCTGTGGGGATCGAAGCCGGTCGGGAAGTCCACGTGGTCCGCGGCGAGCTGATCGAGAGGGAACAGCGGGAAAAGGGCGCGGCATGATGCACGGTGACAGGCTCGTGACAGCATTGATCAAGGGCGGCGAGAAATACGTCTTTCTCTACGACGAACAGCATCGTTCGCAGACGATCTGCGCCATTAGCCGCATGGCCGCTAACCAAGAGCTGTCGCTCACTTGGTACGACGCGGCCGTTTTGACCCAGCACGTCAGAGCAGGGAGGGAATAAGAATGCTCCAGCCGACTGTAGAAGTCCGCAATGGGCAGCGTCGTCTCTACCTGGACGTCGAAACAAATGAGTGGGTTATCGAGTTCGGCGACGAAGGGAATACCATCGCCAGGCACGCGGACAAATCAGTCATTGAGGCGCTGCTCAAGCGCGCGGACAACGAGCAATGATTCACGAGAACACCGAACCACTCAGCGAACTCGAGCTGCTCGAGCTCGGCCGCCAGGTCGAAACGGATCCGATGCTGGACGGGTTCGAACGGCAAGGCCGCACAATCACGAACTTGGAAATGTTTGCGGCGATCCAGTTTCGTCGCGATCAACGAAGAAAGGCCAATGACTTACTGAGGGACTTATGACAACAGCAAACGCGTTAACGGTGTACGACAACGTTCAAGATCCGATCGCATTCGTCGAGCGATTCGGAACGATGATCGCGAAATCGAGAATGTTCGGCTGCGAGAACGAGGCACAAGGCCAGGTTCTCGCGATGGCGTGCCTTGCGGAAAAGCAGAATCCCATTGCCATCAAGCGGACGTACCACATTTTCGACGGCAATCTGTCCATGAGGGCGGATGCGATGCTCGCGAATTTAAGGAACCGGGGCGGAAAGCACAAAGTGATCGCACGGACTGCGGAACGCGCGGAAATCCAAATCGAGTATGAGGGCGAAGTTCTAATCGAGTCCCTCAGCTGGGAAGAGGCGAAGGGAGAGCCATGGCCGCACCGGAAGGACGGCAAGGGATTGAAGGTCAACTGGGCGACTCCACGGGCTCGCCGTCAAATGCTCTGGGCGCGAGTCGTTTCCGAGGGAGTGCATACAATCGCGCCCGAAATCGTCGCGGGGTTTTACACACCTGAGGAAGTTGTCGATTTCGACCAGGTGGAGGATAAGGCGAAAGAACCCGTCGACGTTGAACAATTGATTCGCGACACGGCGGCGAAGGCGGCAGGAGAGCAGGCCCGCCAGGTCAACGAAACGGAATCGGAGCCGATCGACGCGGAGTTCGTTGTTGTGCCCGATCCGCCGGAAAAGGATGAACCGTCGGCGGAAGTTAAGTCGGAGGCGGGTCCCGAGGCTGAGGCCGACCTGGTGGGAGGGTCGACAGCGGAACAACGGTCCCGACTCCGGCAATTGTTCGATTCGCTGGGCGCGACCGAAGACCAGGTCAAAAAGGCATTACAGAAACGCGGTGCGAAATCGTTCCGGCAACTCTCGAGCGACCAGACCGCGGAATTGATCGGAATCCTCGAGGCGAAGGTCGCGGCGGCGGCAGAGGAAACAGCCGGAGAATCCCGCCTGCCGAAGGATGTAACGTCCTCAGACGTGACGGGGCCCATCACGGAGGCCATGGTCGACCAGATCAAGACGCTCATGACTGGTGACTACGAGCTCGTCAAACGCGTAAAGGCTCATCTGCAGGCACATGGCAAGGGCAAGTTTGCGGATCTGTCACATGCGGATGGAACCGCACTGCTTGAGTCGATCAAGTCGAAGAACCTCGAGCTCTTTTTTGCGAGGTCCCTGCAGAAGGGGCCCTTTTGATTACGGTCTCATGCTGTCCGACTCGGTCCACCTGGTGAACCTGGTTGACCGCTACGGCGCGGCAGAAGTTTGGCACACTGGAATCGACGTCCTCGGCTATCCGCCGTCCTGGTCGATCGGCGTCGACAATGCAATTCGAATCGCGACGGCACTCGAAGAAAGGTCTATCGATGGCAATCAAATTTGATGCACCAGACTCGCTCCCAGCTGGCGGTGGAAACTGGATTGACAAGCCAGGTACGTACCATCTGACGATCACGGCGACCGAAGAGGAGCCGATCAGCAAGAAGGACAAGAAGCTGGTCGACGGATTCACCGTCGATTTCCAGGCGATGGAAGGAACCGTTCGCGACAGTGAAGGAAAGTTCACTGAGAAAGACAAGACGATTAGCTTGACGTTTTACAACCCGAAGCTGACTGACAAAAACGAGGGAATGTTTGCCCGACAAAAACAGGCGGCCTTCTTCGTCGCTTCCGGGTTAATGACGGAGGAGCAACTCGGAAAATCTGGGATCGAGATAAAGCTCGCCGATGCGCGCGGGCGCCAGGTTATCGCGACACTGGAAGAACAGACCGGCACTGATGGTAAGAAATACATCCGGCTCGCCTACGGTGACATATTCCACATTGACGACCCTCGCGCCGCAGGCTTCCCGCGTAACGAAAAGGCAATCACCTTGATCCCGTCGGCCCATCGCCGAGACCCGAAGTCGTTCAAGATCGGCGAGGATGACGCCACGACAAAAGCCAAGGACCCCCCGAAGGAAAACGGCTCGAACGGCGTTGACATGGACGACCTGTAAGCAATGCGAAAGGCTTGTGGCCTTTCTTCGGCCCGTCTGCCGTGCCTCGTATTGCTGGGCGGCAGGCGGGTTTTTCTGGGGGGATCTGATCAATGGCCACCGTCGAAATCACGGCCACGTACTACAACGAGCGGTTCCGATTCGCCAACGGCAACGGAGACGTGGTTATCGGCGACGTGGAGCACGTCGACGGCCAGCAGCCCAAGCCGCTCAAGATGTATGCCGTTAAGGGCACGGACGACGAATCTCGCCCCTTGGCCCTGCACCGCACCTATCGATTCTACGGCCGTTGGTCGAGCTATACGAACCGGCGGACCGGTGAGACCGAGCAGCAGTTCCACTTCGACACCTATGTCGAAGCGGAGCCGGCCAGTCGTGCCGGCGTTATCGCGTATCTGAAGGAGGCCGGCAAGGGGAACGGACTCGGGCCGGCCAGCGCGAAGGCGATCTGGGAACGGTTTGGCTCCGATGCGGTCAAACTGCTGCGCGAGAAGCCCGAGGTCGTGGCAGCTGCGGTCCCGCGTTTGTCCCTCGAGTCGGCCAAGGTGGTCGCATCCATTCTGGCTGATCGAGCACAGATTGAGCACTGCTCAATCGAGCTCATGGGATTACTTGAGCGACGTGGCTTCCCGAAGTCGACGGCCCGGCGGGCGATGGCACTGTGGGGGAACCAGGCAGCGGACATCATCGAACGCAATCCTTATGCATTGATGCGGTTTCGCGGCTGCGGTTTCAAGGGTACCGACAAGATGTACCTGGAGCTTGGTCTCCCGCCGGACCGACTCAAGCGGCAGGCACTCTGTGCCTGGTACGCGATCGCCTCGGACACGATTGGTCACACCTGGTACCCTCGCCCGGTCGCGTACCAGGGGATTCAAGAATCGATGATCGGCCGGACTTGCGTGGTCCGAAATGCTGACGCGGTCCGCTTGGCAATTCGGGCCGGCATGCTCGAACAAATTAGCACAGACCGCAGTGGGCGAATCGTTGAGAACGGCGATCGTGTGTTTCTGGCTGAAGCGAAGGCCGCGCGGAATGAGCGGTTCGTCGCTCGCCAGGTCGTAGACGCTGAGGAGGAACCGGTCACCTGGCCGGACGTCGACAGCCTGGCCGAGATCTCCGACCACCAGCGGGAGCGGCTGGGTCATGCACTGCGTGGGTCAATTGCGGTGTTCGGTGGTGGGCCTGGCTGCGGGAAGACATTCACCGCCGCGGCCCTGATCAAATCGATCTGCCAGGATGCCGACACCGACCTGGTCGCGATCGCGGCGCCGACCGGCAAGGCGGCGGTCCGGATCAGCGAGGCGATGGCCGGATATGAAATCAACAAGCGAGCCAGAACCATCCATTCCACGCTGGGAGTCGAGACCTCCGAGAACGGATGGTCGTTCCGGCACAACCAAGCCAACCCGCTGAAATGCCGGTACCTGGTCGTGGACGAGTCGTCCATGATCGACACCGACCTGATGTCATCGCTCCTGGCGGCTCGAGGTCAGGGGACCCACATCCTTTTCGTGGGCGACGTGTGCCAACTGCCGCCGGTTGGCCACGGTGCACCGCTCCGAGACTTGATCCGTGCCGGCCTGCCGTATGGCGAGCTCAGCGAGATCAAGCGGAACGATGGCGGCATCGTCCAGGCGTGTGCGGACATCCGGGCCGGGAAGCGGTTCCAGTGCGCCGGGAACCTGGTGCACCGCGAAGGTGGTAGCCCGGAGTTGCAGATTCGCCAATGCCTCGAGGTGTGCATTCACGCGAGGAAACTGGGGCTCAATCCTATTTGGGACGCGCAGATCGTCGTGCCGGTCAACGCGAAATCGCCCGTGTCCAGACGTGCGTTGAATAAGGTACTCCAGGAAAACCTGAATCATCGACCTGGCGTTGCTGGTTCACCGTTCCGGGTGGGCGACAAGATCGTCAACACGGCCAACGGGTTTTTCCCGGCCGTCGAGCTCGGCGACGATGACGAGGACCTCCAGCAGAACGATCGGGGCGACGTCTACGTCGCCAACGGCGAGCTCGCCGAAGTGGTCGACGCCAGTCCATCGTACACAACTGCCAAGCTCACCAGCCCGGACAGAATCATTCGGATACCGCGTAGCAGCAGCCAGGACGCCGGCGAGAAGGATGGGGATGGATCGACGCCGGCGACTGGCTGCACTTGGGACTTGGGCTATGCGCTGAGCGTCCACAAGTCGCAGGGATCGGAGTGGCCGATCGTGGCGGTCGTGCTCGACAAATACCCGGGCGCGCGGATGGTCATGAGCCGGGAATGGATTTACACAGCGATCTCACGAGCACGGACCGAATGTCACCTGATTGGTGAGCTGGACGTTGCGTACCAATCGTGCCGGCGGCAGCAATTGGACGAACGGAAAACGTTTTTGGTTGAACAGGTCGCCCGCGAACGAGCGGCCAGACTTTTGGCTGAACTGTGAGGGTAACGGAATGACGGAAGAACAGACAGCAGTGCTGGAAGAGCAAGACCAGGATCAGGAATTAAACCAGGCTGAGAACTCGGTAAGGAAGCGAGAGGAGGAACACTACTCGGAAATCAAAGAGCTCAACAAGTCGTTCGTCGCTGCTCATCAGCGATGGGAGATCCTGAAGGACCAGACGTCCGGCGCGAAGAAGTACTGCGACGAACTCGGCAAGCGACTGAGCAACCTGATTGCCAGCGGTCCGGATTATCAGCTCAAGCTCGACCTGGACGGCAAACAATCGGCTCCGGCCGACCAGGTGGCCGAGAGCAACCAGGTGGAAGCGGAGTCGAATGCCTGGCGTGAGGTCAAGGTTGTCGACGCACTCGGGCTGACAGCCACGCAACTCGACAAGCTCGAAGGCGAAGGCATTTTGACGATGGGACAGCTCGAGGACTTTCGCGCCGAGAAGGGCCTCCAGTCAATCAAGGGGTTTGGGGAAAAGGCCGTCACGAAAATAGAGGACCAGATCCTGGATTGGCTGCAGAACAATCGGGATAAGTTCGGCGAGGTTGTGGACGAGACGAACGGCGAGTCTGACGAGACGGAAGAGTCCGACGATGAAGCACTGGGCGTGGTTTCCGAGGACGAAGACGAGGAGGAAGAGGACCAGGACGAAGACGAAGCAGACGAGCTGCTGGACGACATGTAGACACCAGAACGGATCAGGGGCTCAGTTTCCGTCGATCCTGCTGGCCGAGATCCCCTGGTAGGCCATCAGGGCGTTTCCAATTGTCAAACGGAGTGAGTCATGGACAACAGACAGAAGGTCATTAACGCGATCCAAAGCCGTCGCGAACGATTACTGCAGCTCGAGACGGCTCGTAAATCGCTGGGGGTAGCAGAGGCGAATTTCATAAATGCTGACGGCGAGTTGGGGCGGCAGCTAAAAAACTGTTTTGGAATCGGAAAGTCTGTCGTATTCGATGAGAGCATCTACACCGTTCACGAATGTGACGATCACGGGAATGTGCGATTCTCCCTGACCGTTGTCCCATGTGAATTCGAAATCCTGACGCCACCCAAGGCCTAAAAAAGAAAATGCTCGATTCGAAGATCCAACGGATCCGCGACTATTACGGGATCTGGACATTCGACGACTGGTCGCAGCTCGAGCCCGACCAGGTGCTGAAGCTGCCGGGGGTCGGTCGTGTGACGCTTGACCATATCCGGCTGTACCTGGCGGGCCACGGCGTCACGCTGCGCAACGATCGGACTCCTGACTTCTGGATGGAGCATGCCAAGCGGGCCCGGATCGTCCAGCAGATCACGGAGGAAGAAGACGAAGCGGTTGTGTGCCCGTTCACGGTCCTGATCGATTCCAACGAGCAACAACCGTTCTCGTTCGTGGGGATCAAGTCGGACGCAGACCAGCAATACAGGCCGATCATCGTCCGCACTGAATGGCGATCGCTCGGCAGGCACCCTAACCAGCTGGGTGATTATTCGATCGATGGTTTCCTTGGCCGCTGCCACGTCGAACGCAAGTCGATCGACGATTGCCAGGGCACGTTGCTCGACTTCCAAACTGGCGGCCGCGAGCGGTTCGAACAGGAGCTCGCCAACCTGGCGGCTGTTGATTCGGCGATGATCGTTGTCGAAGGGACGATTCCCCAGGTCCTGGCGAAGCAAAATGACCGCCGTAAGCGGGAACATCGCCTGGTCGCGAAACAGCTGCACCGCTCGATTCTCGCACTCATGCAAGATCATCATGTCCCTTGGTATTTCGCGGGATCGCGCCGGGAAGCCGAGATTTCGACGTTCCGCTTCCTAGAGCGGTTTTGGAGGAAGCACGGCAAGAAGGAAAAGGAAGCAGAAGCAATCCTGGCTGAGCTGTGACTGTCATGCCAGTTGAATTGGAGCTAGACAATGACAGACGTCATCAGAACCTCGGAATCCGCCGACCTACTGGCCAGAATGCGGCACTGGATCGACCACCCTCGGCTGAGTAACGGCCCGGAACTGATGCGCGAGTTGCAGACAAAACTCGAGCGGCTGCAGGCAATCGCCGAGTACTTGGACGATCCGGCAGTACTGTTGAACATCCCGCAACCGTATCGGATGCGGATCTCGGAGCTACTGCATGGCGAGTGACATCTGGGACCTAAAGGCCGCATTCAAGCCGGGGAGCGGCCTGTTCGGATGGAGCCATTCGCCGGCGGCAATTGTGACTGGGAGGATCGACATGGACCGACGAACGTTTCTGAGAGGCATGTCAGCGCTGGCAGCTGGCGTGATGGTTCCGACGCTGCGACTGCGGCCAGGGTACGACCTGCACCACATGGTCGGGCAGTGGGTAGGTGATCACTATGACTCGGTGCGTTATCAGCTTGATCTCCCGTTTGTCGTGGAGGGCCAGGCGTACGGAACTGACTCGCGAGCGATCGCTCGCATCCACACCAGCGAGGACGACACGAACCTGGACGCCAAGAGGCGGCTGCCGGACGTTATCGGCACATTTGATTCGCTGTGGCACGAACATGGTGGTTGGCACAGGCTGCCAATTATCAATCGAGTCGAGCATCCAGACAAATGTTCATCATGTCCCAAGTGTTCATCTGATGGGTCGCTCATCACATGCCCCAAATGTGATGGTGAGGGAATCTACTGCGACCACTGCAATGACATTGGCACGTTAAGCAACGGCGCCTGCCCGGTCTGCCGGGGTGTGCCTTATGGCAACTACAGATCACTCCAAGTCTATGGAGACAAGCTGATCGCCGCCAAGTTCGATGATCGACTGCGAGCGATTCCCGGCGTCCTATGGTGTTCGGGTGGCCATGGAAAAAGCAATCCGATCCTGTACCGCAGCGACATTGGAATCGAAGGCATGATCATGCCGGTCGTCCCGTAGCAAAATCCAGTAACGCACTACAGGAATCTCGGAAAGGACTCTGGCAAGGATGGGATACGACATCCAGACAGTTCGCGACGCCGCGGCAACCAGGTGGCGCGAGATCATCGCCACGCTGGCCGGAGTTGATCCAGCAATCGTGGACGGTAAGCACCATCCCTGCCCGAAGTGTGGTGGCACCGATCGCTTCCGCGCGTTCGATGATGGATCCGGCGGCGCGATTTGTAACCAGTGCTTCACCGCGAAGAACGGCGACGGATTCGCAGTCCTCCAGTGGATGACCGGCGAGGACTTCGGCCAGGTGCTGAAGCGAGTCGCCGAATACCTCGGAATCAAACCGGAGAAAGATGGGCGTGGGAAAAAGAAAAAGACGGATCCTGCCGAACACCTGAAGTTTCACGAATGGAATGAGGCTCTGATTGCCCTGTGGTGCATGAACAAGCCACCGATCATTCCGGAGGCCGTGAGGCAATTCGGGGGGCGACTCGCGACCTACCGCGATCAATGGCAGGTGATCGCCATCCCAATCTGGGCCGAGTTGCTCAATCAGGCGGATCCAGTCGGCTGGATCCTGTACCCACTCAACGGCCGCACGCTGCCGAAGTATGCGGACAAGGGAAAAAAGGTTGAGTGGGTCAAGGTCAAAGTGACATTCGGCTCGGAATCCGGGCTGGTCGGGCCCATCGAGCAGATCGCAGCGGCAGAGACGCTCTGGAAGCTCGAGGGGCCGACCGATGCACTGGCAGTCCATGGCATCCTGCCGGACGGCCATGTTGCGGTGACCAACAGCAACGGCGCCAAGGAGCGGCCGAAGAAGTGGATTGTCGATCTGGCAACCGGAAAGCACGCCCGAGTGATCCACGACGCCGATCGCCCAGGGCAGGACGGAGCCATGTTCGTTGGCGAGGAGGACGGCCGCCAGCGTCCTGGATGGGCGCCGTGTTTGGCATCGACGGCCGAAGAATCACGCAATGTCCTGCTTCCCTACCCAATTGTCCCGGACCATGGAAAGGACGTTAGGGACTGGCTCAACGAGGGACACACGTTTGAGGACCTTGAGCAGCTGGCTGACCAGGTGGAGCCGGTTGTCGTCAGCCAGGAAGCCGGTTCAAACGCGACGGCGATCGAGGCCGACGATGATCCTCACAAGCTCGCCCGCATGAATCTAGCTCGATATGCGGCCGCCAATAATGGAGCGACGATTAAGTTCTGGCGGGACGAGTGGTACATCTGGAAGGGTAACCGGTACAGGAAGATCCCCAAGGGTGAGCTGATCGCAAAGCTCAATATGGCGATCAAGACAGAATTCGACCGCCTGAACATCGACGAACAGGCGAATTCAAAGAAGGACGTCAAAACGGCGCGCAAGGTGACCAAGACGATCGTTTCCAACGTCCTGGACGCAACCAAGGGAATGACCGTCGTTCCCTCCCATATCGAGCTGGGCACGTGGCTGGATGACCAGGCCGGAATCCGAGAGCGGCGCAACTACGTTGCCATGGAGAACGGGATTCTCGACGTCGATTCCCTTCTGGCCGATTCGGACGACGTGATGATTCCGCATTCGCCGGCCTGGTTCTCGACAATCCGTCTCCCCTATCGCTTCGATCCGCTTGCGAAATGCCCCAAGTGGAACGCCTTCCTGCAATACAACCTGGAAGGGGATCCGGAGCGGATAGCCATCCTCCAGGAGTGGGCGGGGTACTGCCTGCTCCCAGATACTGGCCAGCAACGTTTTTTGGTCCTCGAGGGCGAGGGCGCTAACGGAAAATCGGTCTACTTCGCGGCGCTCGAGGCCATGCTCGGGGTCGATAACGTGGCCCACGTTCCCCTGGAAGTCTTCGGTGATCGATTCTCCAAGACACAAACCCTCGGGAAGCTCGCCAACATCGCCCCAGACGCCGGCGAGATCGAGAAGCAATCAGAAGGCAATCTGAAGTCCTTCACGGCCGGTGAGCGGATGATGTTCGACCGGAAGGGCATTGATGCCATCGAGGCCTACCCGACGGCCAGGTTGATGATCGGCTGCAACAACCGGCCGCGGTTCAGCGACAAGTCAGACGGGATCTGGCGCCGCATGATTCTGGTTCCCCTGACGATCCAGGTGCCGGAGCAGAAGCGAATTCCGAACATGGACAAGTGTTGGTGGTGGGAGCAGTCTGGAGAGCTCCCAGGGATTCTGTTGTGGGCCATTCAAGGGCTCGCGCGACTTCGCGAACAAGGAAGATTTTCCAATTCTAAGCAGTCAGAAAAAGCCATCGACGACTATCGGCTAGAAAATAATCCCGCCCTGCAATTTATTCGCGAACATATTCAGGAAGAAAAAACCGGGTTTATTCAGGTCGCAGAGCTGTTCGATCGGTACAAGCGGTGGTGTTCTGACAACGGTTTTCGACCACTGTCGAGTCGCGGGTTCGGTCGCGAGCTACACCGATTTACACCCTTTTTGACGAAGGTCAATCACATGGTCAGCGGTGTTCGGTCCTATTACTACCAAGGCGGTGAGTATGTCGACATGGCCGGCGACGCGCAAGGTGATGCACGATCGTCCTACGAAACGTCGCAAGAAAAGGGTGTAAAGGGTGTAAAGGGTGTAATGTTCTGAGTCGCAAGTTGTTTCAGTCAAAAGGATTTCACCCTTTACACCCTTTACACCCTTACTTCACTAGGTAAACAAAAAAGGAAAGGAAGTACATAAAAAGGCGCGTCTGCTCGCACGCGTACGCGCGTACGCGCACGCGTACGTGGAGGGTGAGTGAGTCATGGGTGTAAAGGGTGTAAAGGGTGTAATGGGTGTAACGGGGTCAACGATGGGTGTGCTAACCGCAATTAAAAAAAATCTGGAAGAAGCCGGCGAGAAAAACAAATACGAGGCCGGCCAAGAAATAAATCCAGTTGAGAAAAAAACCGATGCAAGTTTTTTTGATCTGCCGGCTGAACCTCCATGTCCATGTTTGGAATGCTGGTCCCCAACGTTCTGGCGCACGGTGTACGACACGCAGCTGCGATGTGCTGTCTGTGACCCATGGCCATCGCGCGCACTGGTTGGCTCACGCTGGACGATCTACACGCACCCTGACGGATCGCTCGAGTGGATCCCATGCCTACGGCGCGGCGAGCACGCTACGGCCAGGCCGCGGCCTGCCATTGCATCCGACGAGTTACCCGGTTGGACGTTGCACGAGACCGAGGACGGGGATGGCGCATGGTGGGCGCTCGAGGCGACTGGAGGACGATCATGACGATCGTGGACGTGATCGGCGGTCCGGCGGTGATGGCTGCAGCGTGGCTCCTGGCCGCACGCAAGCCGACACCAGGACGCCCCGCACCCCCACCCCCACCCCCCTACCGGGCCGGGTCCTTTCCGGGGGGGTACCCGGGCCGCGAGCTACCGCCTGTCGAGCGAGCCGCAGATATGGAGATAACACCTGAAAACTAGCTGATTGACCCCCACCAGGGAACTACGGAGACGCGATGGCGAAGCAGGCGAGCACGAAAACGATCGGGAAAAAAACCGATGCAACCACGACGACCGAGGAAATCGACCGGGAAATGGCGTCGCGGGCCCGGGAGAAGCAACGGCGAGGAGAGACTCCGTCGCGCGACGAGCGCGCAGCGCTGCGCCGGTTCGAAAAGGCGGACGAGGAGGCCAGGCGGTGGCGGTACTACCGCACGATCCCGAAGAAGCACTGGCGGGAAATGTCCGGGCGCGCCAACCAGATCATCGGCGAACAGGCCGAGCGCTACGGGCTCCCGATGGGTGGCGCCGTGATCGACCTGACGGAATTCCTCCCCGCGTTCCATGACTTCCTGGCCGAGAACAAACGGGCTCTGGCTTCGACTGAGGACCTCGCTTCGAAGGACGAGGAGGCCAGGCGGCTGAAGCGGGTGCAAGCCGACCTGGCGGAGATGGAGTATGCCAAAAAGCGACGGGAGCTCCGCCACCTGGACGACGTTCGGCGAACGTTTGACTTCGTGGCCCAGACGTTTCGGAAGGCTTCGGCCGAGCTGCGGAAGGAATTCGGTGACCGGGCCCACCAGATCCTCGAGGAAGCCGTGAATGAAGCCCGAAAGGTCATCGAAAAATTCGAAGGCGGAAACCGTGACGCGGAAAAAACCGAAGCGATTGGATAGGGTGTTTGCTTGATACAAAACAACCACGGCATTCCGAAAGACGCGACCTCGGCCGATGACGCGGCTGCCGGCGTCAGCGGATCCGGCGACGCTCGATCGAGAACCGTGAGCAGCTCGAAGCTGACCGGGACCAAGGGCGGGAGCGGCGTTTGGCAACGCATTATCAGCGAGATGCCAGAGCACGACGTGTTCATTGAACCGTTCTGGGGACGGGGCACCATCGCCAAGGCTAAGCGGCCGGCAGCCATCACGATCGGGATCGACCTGGATCCTGCCGCCATATCTGACGGTGATGGCCACGCGACGATGTTCCTGGCCGATGGCGTTCAATGGCTCAAAGATTACTTTCGGCTCTGCCCATCACCAGCCGGCGGATCCCGCGTCGGTCGACCGACACACTATCTCGCGGCGGCCGCGGGAGTCGCAACATTCGGCGGCATTGCTTGGGAGCGGCATTTCGTCTACCTCGATCCGCCCTACCTCGGGTGCTCTGGCTACTACCACCACGAGCTGAGCGAGGATCAGCATCGCGACTTGTGTTGCATGTTTCGCGCGTTGCCCTGCCCGGCCGCCATCAGTGGGTACGCATCCGATCTATACGCCGCGGAATTGCGAGGCTGTCGATCGATCCAGATTCCGACCGTCAATCGGGCAGGTCGGCGGGTAACTGAGTGGCTCTGGTTGAATTTCGAGCCGCCGCTCCGGTACCACGACGTGCGATTTGTGGGCGTCAACCGCCGCGAGCGGGAGCGGATCCGGCGCCGCGTGCGCAATTGGTCAGACGGATTGAAGTCAATGACGCCCGCTGAGAGGCAGGCCGTCTGGGAGGCCTGTGCCGCGGTGTATTGCGACTTGGCCGGCGGCGAATCCGGATCCAGCGACGTTGGATCCGCAGGCGGTACCAGGTCGCCGGATTCAGCGGCCAGGTCCTCGACGCAGGATTCATCGACTGGGGCCCCGCACGCGGGTTTCAGCGGCAGAGTACTCGCACGGAGACGAACCGAGCGAACACGATAGAACCAGCACAGCGGCTGAGCCGCGGGAGGACGGGGCATGAAGGCATTAACGATTAGCCAACCGTTCGCTTCACTAATCGCCAATGGCGAGAAGTGGGTAGAGAACCGGACGTGGGGCACAGACTACCGAGGACCATTGGCGATTCACGCGGGCAAGGGCACGCAGTACATGGACCGAGAGCAGTTGCGGGAGCACGCAGCGGAATATCCAACGGGACTGATTCTCGCCGTGGCAGACATCGTCGCTTGCATCAACATCACACGTGCGCGCCGCTGGGACCGCTGCACGGTGCTTGCGCGCGGCGTTACAGTCGATGACGTGCTCAAGCATGAGCATACTGAGGGTCCATGGTGCTGGGTGTTGCGGAATATCCGCAGCATACCCAACGGCGTGTGGTGTCGCGGGAGCCAGGGATTATGGAACGTGCCGGAATTGGCAATGCGTGAGTTGATGGCCGACGGCTGTATGGAGACGAATGACGACAACCCTTGAAGCAACGCACCTTCCGATTCCGATTGCAAGCGACGGGCTTTACTTGCTCGATCGTGTCCTGGAGAAACCTCCGCGCACCATGCGCACGTGGGCGGAGGACGAGATTATCCTCCCCAACGGCCCTTACCGTGGTCAGAAATTCCGGTCCTCCCGCATCCCTGCGGCCGGTCTGTGGTTTGACTTAATCGCTCTGATGCAGTGGCTGATACACGTCGCCACCGGACCATCCCAGTCGGGGAAAACCCTATCCTGCTTCGTGATCCCGATTTGCTATTGCCTCTTCGAGAAGGGCGAAGACGTGATCGTCGGTCTGCCGGATCTCGACATGGCCGCGAGCAAATGGAGCAAGGATATCCTGCCGGTCATCCGCGAAACGCAGTACGCGGATCTACTTCCCACATCCGGATCCGGCAGCAAAGGCGCCAGCAAGATCAAGCAGATCCGGTTCAGGAACAACACGAGCTTGACCTTCATGTCGTTTGCTGGCGGCGACAAGAGCCGAGCCGGTGAGACGGCGCCAAACCTGATCATCACCGAGACCGACGGCGGCGGTGAGATGACGGAGGCCTCGGACGAGGCGTCCCCGATCGAGCAGTTGATTGCTCGAACGATGGCTTCTGACCTGTCCGCGTTCATCGTCATGGAGTGCACGGTCTCGACCACGTTGGGCCAGACGTGGACGCGGTACAAGGCGGGGACGGAATCGCGAATTGTTCGACAGTGCCCGAGATGCAGCGAATGGGTCACCCCGGAGCGGAAGCACTTCCGTGGCTGGCAGTCGGCGGACAATGAGATTGACGCCGGCGAGCTCGCTGGATTCCATTGTCCGGGGTGCGGCCAACGCTGGACGGACGAAGAGCGGTTTGCGGCGAACCAGCGGAGCAAGGTGGTCCATCGTGGCCAGGTGATCAACAAGACGGGCGAGATCATCGGTCCCATGCCGAAGACTCGCACCCTCGGATTCCGCTGGTCGGCCGTGGATAACTCGTTCCGGTCCTCGAGGTATCTCGGATCGTTGGAATGGTCGAAGGCGCGGGAGGTCGACCAGGAAGCCGCACAGCGGGCGATGAATCAGTTCCAGTACGCGATTCCCGTGGAACCCGAAGGCGCGGACGATGAGTTCCTCGATCCCTACGCGGCGATGAAGCGGATCGGCACGACCAAACGCAACATCGTCCCATACGACCACGACGTCGTTTCGGTCGGGACAGACATCGGAGACAAGCGAATCCATTGGTCAGCGGTCTCCTGGTCGAGTGACGATTGTCGTAGCCAGGTGATCAACTACGGGACCGTGAAGGTCTACAGTCGAACGCTCGGGGCGGACAAGGCGATCCGTGCGGCGCTGCGTTATCTCCGTGACAAGATCCTGGCTGATGGCTTCCAGGTGGAAGGATCCTCGGAAGCGATTCCTCCGCTCCAGTGGTGGATTGATGCCGGCTGGCGAAACAAGGTGATATACAAGTTCGTCCGGGAATGTGAGGGGATGGATACCTGGAGGGACCGCGTTCGACCAGCTGTCGGCCGTGGCGCCGGCACTCAGTACAAGTACAAGTGGACGGAGAAGCACAAGACCGACAAGAACGTCACTTACATCGGCGAGGATTACTTTTTCGCGCGGCAACGGAAGTTCGGCGTTCAGCTGGTCGTGATCAATGCGGACAGCTGGAAGTCCTTTGTCCAATCCCGCATGATGCAGGACATCATCGACGAAGACGGTGAGTATCAGCCGGGGGCAATGACTCTCTTCGTCCCGGAAGCCGATCACTCCCAGTTCTGTCGGCACCTGGCGGCCGAGCGCGAGACGACGGTGTTCATTCCCGACCAGGGCGAAGTGAAGGTCTGGAAGACAGTCTCGCGGACGAATCACTGGCTCGATGCGACGTACATCGCGTCGGCCGCCGCGAACTTCTGCGGTATTGAGTTGATCAGCGTACAACCCGCCGATCCCGGTGACGTACCGGGCCCGGACGATTCTGGCACGGATCCAGGCGACGACTTTACGACGCCGGACGGACGGCCGTTCTATTACGATGGAGGACCTTACTAGTGGACGAACAGCAAAAAGCACAAGCAGTACCAGCGAAGACAAAACCGAAGAAACCACGGACGGAACCACCAACCCTGGAAGAACGCGGATCGGCGGTGGGACTCACTCCATCACCACCTCCATCACCACCCGATGAGAGCCGGGAACCGGAGCAGAAGAAGCCGAAGGGGCGGTGTGTGGTGGTCCGGATTCCGATCGGTGAGCTGCTGGACGATGGCGAAGCCTACCAGATCTCGCGTCGCGGCTGGCCGCGCGAGATGCGCCAACGGCGATTGACCGCCAGCCAAGGCCAGGCGCTCGCCATGATTCGGCTTGGCATGCTCGAGCGCGGCGAGTGCTTGGACGCCAGCGAACGCTACTTCCTATCCGCAAACGGCGAGACGAAGAAGGTTCCGATTGAGTCGAAAGAGGAAGCGATTTGTCGGCTGCTCGAGTACGTATCGAACGCGATCGAGCTCGCGGGAAAAAAATAAATTTCTCGCGAACGAAAAAAGAAAAAAAGTTTTTTAGGCCTCGAGTGATCGGGGCCTTTTATTTTTTCCGGTTTGGGGTTGACTCTGGCGCGCCGATACACTTCCTCTTGAGCCTTACAAGGACCCAGTGATGTCAACGCTCAGCTCCAGTAGCACGCTCGCCGAAGTACTCGCTGCGTATGACGACAATGCGTCATACGAGGAGGATGAAAGCGTTGCAAAGGCGCGAACGTTCATCACTGCGGTCCTCATAATGATTCGCTATGCGCAGCGTGAACGCAAAGGCGGTGCCGGTGGCGCAGAACACGAGTTCAACCTGGAGGTGTTAGGTGATGAATTAACAGAAGCTCGCAAGTACGTCGCGGCGAAACGGACGGACGACACGTCGCCGGCGGTGTTGGATGTGGATTTCTCAGAGTTTGACACGCGCACATGATCAACGGACATGCCAACGGACAGGATCGACTCGCCATCGCCAGGCGGAATAACCTGGCGATCGCGGGATTCTATGCGATGGCGGCTGCCGGCGATTCCGTTGACCAGGCGTTTTCGCAGCAGATGCAGGAGATCCACTCCAGCTACTTCGCCGGCCAGACGACGCGGTATCTGCCTCGCCCGCCAGGGATCGAGGCAATGGGATCTGGGGCCGATTATCACTACCAGAGTGAGCAGGCCTACTTCCTGATGGTCGAGCGCGCCCGGTTCGACGATCGCGACAACATGGTGGTCGGACAGGGTGTAAATCGCTTCTGTGCCAATGTCGTGCAGAATGGTTTCACGTTGCAGATCCAGACTGGCGATGACTCGCTCGACATGGACCTGATGGCGAAATGGCAGGAATGGTCAAGCTCCCCCGAGCTGTGCGACTGGGACGGCGAGCGTGATTTTGACCAGATCAGCCGTGGAATGCTCCGCAACCGGACCGTTGACGGTGATGTACTTGGTCTTCCAACGACTGCTGGCAGCCTGCAGATCGTGGAGAATCATCGCTGCCGGAATCCGCTTGGCCGGCGCTCCAGTGTGGCCGACGGAACCGGCGTGATCCACGGCGTGGAGATCCAGGGCGGGAAGCGAGTTGCGTTCTGGCTGACGCCGGACGATTTGTCGCCGACCGCTCAGGTCAGTCGTCGGACCAGGATGCGGCGGATTCCCGCGCGAGACGACAAGGGCAATCGCCAGGTCCTTCAGGTATACGACCCACGTCGGTTCTCGCAGCGGCGCGGAGTGACGGCGTTCGCTCCGATCGTGTTCCCGACGCGGTATCACGACGATCTGCAGTTTGCCGCGCTGGTGAACGCGAAGCGGAGCAGCTTCTGGGCGATCATCCGCGAGTTCGACGTGGACACCGATCCGAAGCTCCCTGGTAAAGATCGGCAGGGCGGCACGCGGACCGAAGTCACGCGAGACGACGGCACCACGCGGACCGAGGAAGGCGGCGGGCCTGGCCAGACGCTGCGCGGCGTGCCTGGTGAAAAGGTTAGTGGTTGGTCGCCGAACATCCCGCCGCAGTCGTTCTTCGAACACTCCGCGATGCTCATGGGGATCCTTTCGATCAACCTTGAATTGCCGCTGATGGTCTTCAACCTGGACGCGTCGGCGACCAATTTCAACGGCTACCGCGGTGTGATTGATCAGGCGCGCATGCGGTTTGTGCAGATCCAGGGCGATCTGATCACGCAGTTCCACAAGCCGGTGTACGAGTGGAAGGTGCGGCAGTGGGCCCAACAGGATCCAGTCGTCCGCCGAGCTGCAGCCAGGTCTGGCATCAGGATCCTCGGGCACCGCTGGACGCCGCGCGGGTGGCCTTACATCCAGCCGGTGCAGGATGCCGCTGCGGACGATCTGCGGCTCTGCAAGAACCTGATCAGCGGCCGCCGGCGAGCACAGGAACGCGGGATCGATTTCGACGACTTGACGACCGAGATCGTGGAGGACCGCGCGACATTGATCCTGAAGGCGCTCAGCACCGCGGATGAAATCAAAAAGCAATATCCGGAGTGGAACGGCACCTGGCGTGATCTGGCTTACGACCAGACATCAGTGAAGGTCTCGCTCACCGGTACGCTGGACGATCCCCAGGAAGCCACCAACGAGAACAAGGGGTCAAACGGTGACGAAAAAAAGTAAGTTCACGACACCGCATCACCTGACTGACCTGCCGGACGTTCCATCCGCGGTGATCGATGATTTCTTTGGGATTTGGGCGATCGAGGAAACCCGATTCCGCCAGGCAGTCGAGCGGTACCAGGGCATCAACCTGGTTGCGCACATCGAGGCCAATCGCGGGAACATCAACCACTTGGTTCCGGATCCGTTTGCGGCAAACTTCAGTCCGTCGCGCGTCGGCGGATTGGGCGGTAACCTCAAGGACGGCGTCGAGGCCTCCGCCGGTGACAGTCGGTTGTACACAATCGCCGGCGAGGGCGTGGCGTTGATTCGGCTTCGCGGCCCGATGATGAAGTACGTGTCGAGCATGAGCGACGGCGCGTCGACAGTGTTTGCTCGTCGGCAGCTTCGCCAGGCCGTGGATGATGACCAGGTGGGTGCAATCCTACTGGTGCTTGATTCGCCCGGGGGAACAGTCGCTGGCACGATGGACCTGGCGGGTGAAGTCGCAAAGGCCGTGACCAAGAAGCCAGTCCACGCGTTTGTGGATGACCTGACGGCGAGCGCGGCGTATTGGGTGGCCAGCCAAGCGAGCAAGGTCTACGCGAACAATCCGACCGCTTTGATTGGATCGATTGGGACCTATGCGGTTTTGCATGACTACAGCAAGGCGGCGGAGCAGCTCGGCATCAAGGTCCACGTCATCAAGGCGGGCGATCACAAAGGGGCTGGGGTACCCGGTACGGAGATCACCGAGGAGCAGATTGCAAATATCCAGCGAATCGTTGATTCGTTGAATGATCAGTTCCTGGACGGTGTGGCGAAGGGTCGGAACCTTTCGCTAGAAAAGGTTGTTGACATTGCTGACGGCCGGGTCCATCCGGCGGCAGAAGCGATCGGAAAAGGCCTGGTCGACGACGTGCAATCGTTCGATAAGACGCTCGCCGACCTGTCAAATCAAACCCGTAAACGTAGGAGAACGTACAGCATGACGACGAACGAAAACTCTGCAACACTGCAAGAGCTGAAGCAGGCGATGCCGGACGCTGGAGCGGATTTCCTCCTCGCCCAGCTCGAGAAGGGCGCATCGGTCGACCAGGCGTTGCGCGACCACAACGCGAAAATCCAGGCCGACAACGAGGCCTTGAAGAAGCAACTGGCCGAGGCCGAGGTCAAGCACAAGCAGGAACTCGAGGACGCCAAGCAGCAATTGAAGGTGATCGGCGTCGAGCCGCTGGGGGCCGAGAAGTCCCACCAGGCCGGAAGCGAGGACGGATACGTCGGGGCGACCGGGGATCCGGTGGCCGATTTCGATGCGGCGGTCCGGAACGAAATGCAGCTTCACCCGCAGTTCGGCCGACAGCGGTGCGTGATGGGCGTGGCACGTCGCAACCCGGCGCTGCATCAGGCCTACCTGCTGGCGACGAATCCGAGCCGCAAGGCCGGCCGATTGCTGCAGGAGAAGTATGACGAAATGACGGCCTGACAGTACGACCGGATCATCGTCCGCGGTTCGCGGCGGACCAACACGGCCAGGTTCGTGCCGGCTTGGACGTCAGCTGAAGAGACGGCCTACGAAGCGGGTGCGAGCGGGAACGAAATGACGGCCTGACCTGGCCGATTTGCATAGCCATTGCGGCCAGGTCAACTCCAGGCCGCCCGTTCGAACGAAAACAGTCATCGAAACCATGAGGATCAAAAAATGCAAACGCATACGGGCACTGTGACCCTGGCTCACACGGGTGGCGCGCTGGCGAAATTCCTCCGCGTCTTGTGGAGCGGGACGGCATTGACCGCTGCAGCGGCGACCGAAGTCGAAGTGGGCACCTTGGCCGACACCGTCCTTTCCGATGCGACGAAAGTGGCCGTGATTCCCCGATCAATCGGCGGATCGCGGAAATACGTCGCGGCCGGAGCGTTCGCGATCGGCGCGAACATCTACGGAGCGGCCGGCGGCAAGGTGGACGACGTGACGGGCGGCGGCGAGGTCCCGATCGGGATCGCGCTGGAGGCCGCCAGCGGTGACGGCTCGATCGTCGAAGTGATGCACGTTCCCACGCTGGCCGTCCCTGCGTAATTCGTCCGAAAAGTTCTTTCTCACATTCAAGCAGTAAAAAAAACCGCCTGGCAGGACGGCAATCCTGCCGGCGGCCTCACAAACATCGGGGCTTTGCCCAATGCTGCGAGTTGGCACTCGGCATTATAGCAAACGCCCCACTAACAATGGGAGCATTTAGCTATGGCTTCACCGAGTGTTGCAATCGCGCGTTTCGACCTGTCGCTCAGTTACAGCGAGTTCTCGCTGATGGCGAGTCGGCTGGGCTACATTGGCCTGCAGGTCCTGCCTCCGATCGGAGTGGCGAAGGATTCTGGCAGCTTCGCGAAGATCAGCGTCGAGGACCTCCTGCGGAAGATCGAGGACACCGAGCGCGAGCCGCGAGCGACGTACAAGCGGGACACGTTCCAGTGGGCGACCGATTCCTATGACGCCAAGGAGCACGGCGTCGAGGAAGTGGTCGACGACCTGTTGATCGAGCGATATGGAGACATCCTTCGCTCGGAGGCGATCGCCACGCAGCGAGCGATTCATCGCGTCCTACAGGCACTCGAGAATGCGATCGCCGCTGCCGTGTTCAATACGTCGACCTGGACCGGGGCAACGCTGACGACAGCTGCTTCCGTGGCCTGGACGACTCCGGCAACTGCGGTCCCGATCACGGACATCGACAATGCGATCGAGAAGGTCAAGGTTTCCAGCGGCATGAAGCCGAACGCCCTGGTCCTGAGTGACTACGCTCTGCAGAAGCTCAAGCGGACCGCACAGGTCCAGGACCTCTTGAAGTACTCGGGCAAGGACGACCCGAAGAACTTGGGTGTGATCGACGGCCTCAAGACGATGTTCGACCTCGAGAAGGTCCTTGTCGGAAGGGGTGTGAAGAACACGGCTGATGAGGGCCAGAGTGCCTCCTTCAGTCGCTTCTGGACCCAGACGATGGCCATGGTTTGCCATGTGCGTGATGACGGCATGGAAGGCGACCTTGAGTCGATGGAGCCGTGCATTGGTCGCACGATCTTCGCGAGCGAAGGCAACGCCTCGATCCCGGGAGCCGGCGACGGCGAGGAAAGCCTGATCATGGAAGAGTACCGCGAAGAGAATCGTCGCGGTGGCATCATCCGAGCTCGCAACAAGCGAATGGTCAAAATCCTCCACGCGGAAGCAGGGCACCTGATCACGGCAGTGACGGCATAAGCGACTCCTCTCCACGACCGCGGTGGGCCGTTTGTGACCGGCGGCCCACCGCTTCTTCCATACACATGCGATCCATTGCGGGGTTCGAAGATTAGGATTCTCAAATGTTCAGACGAATGAAGCAACTTCGAAACAAGGCGGACTTCACGCTCGAGAACGTGAACCAGGCTGTCGACAACGCCGATTCTGCGGTCGGGCAGAGCTTGGTTGTCCTGAAGAGCGTCGCGTCCGACGTCGTGGATCTGATCGATGACGTCGAGAAGTGGGCGGAGAACGGCATCGAGCTCGAGCTCGAGATCATGGGGCAACTGGTCCCGGTCAAGCTGAGATTCAAGCCTCGCGAATCGTGACGACTGACGGCTGTCCATCGACGAAAAACAAACTCAAAGGGTTTTTTCAATGCGACCGTTGATCGCAATCCTGCTCTGCCTCGCATTCGCCGCGACCGCCGCGGCGGATATCGAGTGCAAGGAGACCTACGAAACAAACGAGCCGATCATCGTATCGGTGAATGCAACGAACATCCCAGCAAACGCGAAATTGCGGGGAAGCTTCAGTGTTACGGATGCCACATGGGATACAGTGACCGTCAAGAACGGTCCCCAGCTGAAGGAAGCTGCCAACAAGCTCCGCGACCTGGTCAGCAACGTTCGACCAGAACAACAACCAGACATCAACAGCGCGATTGCGGAAATTGAACAGGCAATCGAAAGCAACACGTTCCACGTCTGGGCAGGGTCTGGAAAGCACATTATCAGGGCTCGCGGGTCGTGGGTCCTCACGGAAGACATGGAGATCAATGGGAAAATCGTTCCCATCTTTATCGATTTCGGCCAGTACGAATACGAACGCGAAATTACCGTCTCGGGAGGTGACGACGGCCCGGACCCCCCTCCGCCTCCGCCCCCGCCAGGAGCGCGGTGGGCGGTGATCTGGGAGGAAAGGGAGGAACGCACCCCGCAGCAGGGAAACCTGTTCCTAAGCCTGCGAAAGAAGTTCCCAAACGCACAACTGCAGATCCAGGACGTAAGCGACCTGCCGCCAAGCCTCAAAGCACTGGAAAGCCAACGCCTGCCGGATTTGACCCTGCCTGTCCTGATGGTACTTGTCCGACAGCAGGATGGAACGGACCGAGTAATCCGCAGCGTCCCGTGTCCATCATCCGAAGACGCGTTCGTTAAGGAGATGGCCAGGTGATTCAAACGATCGACAAACGATTCGTGGACGTTGTGTTGGCTCCCAATGGCCATCCGGCCCGAGGGTGCAATCCCAACGATGGCAAGACGAAATTGCCGGCGTACGAGGACTGCTTTTCCGCGCGGATGAAAGACTACCCCCGGAGCGACTGGGACGACTTGCTGAAGGAGAACAAGTCTCTCGAAACGCTCGTTCGTTGGACTCACGACCAGAACCCGGAAGGCACGTGCGCGAGCAATGCCATTTGCGGGTGTCACGAGACAACCTTGAACATGACAGTCGGGCCCGAGAACGGCATCATGCTCAGCCCGATCGCCGTTTATCGCTGGATCGCATCGGGCCCGAATAGCGGCAGCAACGTTTTGGCGAACGTGCGTCAGATGCAGAAGGTTGGAGCGCTGCCGGTCGACACGCCCGAGAACCGTGCGCGGCTGAAGGCCATGGGACTCAATGAGAATCATGTCCTCCAGCATACCGGCTACTACCAGAAGTTCCCGGCCAACTGGGAGGAGACTGCGGCCCACTTCGTGATTGAGGAGGCCTACGAAGCCAAGACGTTCGAGGGCTGCGTGTGCGGATTGCTTGACGACTTCACTCTGCAGTATGGGCGTGCCGGCCACAGCATCTTCGGCGTGACGCCCATCAAGGATAAAAGCACGTATTACGTGAAGTACGGCAACTCCTGGGGCAAGTGGGGTGCCGTTGGAGAGAACGGCCTGAAAATGTGGGGATTTGACAGTGAATCATTCCTTCGCAACGCAATCGCGTCCTACGGTGCGGCACTGATCCGCAGCGTTCGGATCACCGATGCGTTGCTCCAATCAATCAGAGGTGTGTCATGACGTCGTTTCTATTGATGGTGATGTTGTGTTGCGTTCTGTTGGGTATGACGGTAGCAGTTGATGCAGCAGTTGACGCAACGGGTCCGTTTCAGCTCCGGCAGAGGATTGGCATCCTCCGGGCGGTTGGCGAACTGAAGAGGGATGGCCTGCTCACCAAGGGCATGGACCTGGAAGAGATCAAGGCGGCGATCGCCGCCAAGCTGATGGAGGATGACCCGAAAACCTATGCCAATGCATCTTTCGACTGGCAAAAGTTATTTGACCTGATCATGCAGATGATGCCGCTGATCATCATGTTATTTGGGCTTTGATCTCGGTCGGGTTTCCGCGGTCCAGTAGCCGGAGAATCGGCACATGAGTGAATGGATTCAGCTTGGCCAGACAACTGGTGTGGCGGTAATGGTCCTTGTGGCAATTGGGTTATCGTTGCGGAGCGTGGGAAAGCTCACCCTCCGCAAGCTGCTGGGCAATCCAGATGCGGCTCCGCCTGTTCCCGGCTACTTGGACAAGTTCTTTGAGAACGAACACCAGAAGACCGTTAATCAAAAAGAGTTTACGGATACGATCCAGGAGCACATCGAGCGACAATCCAGCAGCCTCGAAAGCATCTGTAAAGTTCTGACCGTTCACGATGAGTTCGGCATGAAACGATCGGAAACCCTGGATCACCTGGTCAAGCTGCACACTGACCCCAATCTACCGAATTCGACGGCGAAGGCCATCGACGACATAAAGCGATTGCGTGAGGTTGCACTAGCGACCGCCCATCTCGGCCGACAGATCGCCAGCAAGCAAGGACAGGACTGGGCGGCCGACGTCAGTCAGCACTGCGAGGACATCGTCCGCAAGCTGCAGCAGACCGTTTAACCGAAACAGAAAGGGATGAGAGATGAAAGTCCAGTTCGATCCCCAGCGGGATTTCGTTGGCGTGACCATCGAGGATGACGCCGACGCGCAGGAGTTCTGCGACATCGCGTTGGAAGTCGTCATGGGTGGCCACGAGCCGAACAAGATGATGCGTGAGATTTACCAAGGCTATGCCGACCAGATGAAGCAGGACAATCACGCCAACTGGGACCGGCAACTATGGGATACGGTTGTCCGTGAAGTCGCCACTCCAATTGGGCGCATGAAGATCACGTTCGGCGCGGATCTGATGTCGCGGCTGAAGCTGATCTGAAATACGACAAAGACATCGTCCGCAAGCTGCAGCAGACCGTTTGAGCAGTCAACGCACAAGGAAAACAGCATGACAGCCTTGGGTGTTCCTTACGTAGAGACGAAAACGCTGACCGCCAATATTGCGACCAGTGCGCGAATCCACAAGAACGGGATCGCAATTGGAACGATTCGCAACGTCAGCGCGAACGTTATCGTCGCGACCGCATACGAGATGACGGAAGCGGGCGACACACCGCAATTGTACAAGGATCAGGATGGCTACGGGAAAACGATCACCTTAGGTGTTGGTGAGAGCATGGAGTTTCCAACATGCCTCAGCGGAATTGCTATTCTCGTTTTTAAACTGCAAGACGGGGCAAATGATTCAGACGTCAAGTTGAATATCTTCCGGTAACGGCACAGTTAACGTGCCAGTGAGGCGTGGGTTGTCCAGGCGGTGACAGGCTGGTGACTGTCACCGATGCTGAAAGGTGAGATATGGCCGTTCGTTTTTTCTGCGACTTCAACGAAAACACGCAAGATCGAGTCTCACTTGCGAACGGCACAGCAACAGGGGTGATCGACCCTGACGACTACCTGCCATTCGCGGATGGCCGCAAGGGGTTGGGATTCGACGCGGCCGACGTGCGACGGATCTGGTACCCACTGACCCTGGTGAACCAGGATTATCTTGCGTTTGGCTGCAAGATCAAAAAGACGGTCGCGTTCGACGCGGCAGCGGCTGGCCAGCGACTCCTGACGATTGCGATGAGCACGGAGCTGACGACGACCCGCTACTACGTCGAGTTTAACTCGACGACAGACGGTCTGTCCTTTATGACCACCAATACCGGGTCAGGTGGGGGGGCTGCCCGAACCTTGGCTGTCGCAACTTTCCCCGTCGCCGTCGGGGCCGAGCTGAGTCTGGCGTGTGTCGTCATGCCCGACCCCGATGAACCGGCTGGGGCCAAGCGGATCTTCCGGGCGTACGTCAACGGATACTGCATCTTCTCCGAGAATCGGCCTGGCAACGAGTTTCCCAAGGCGGGTATCAACCAAATCTACATCGGTGCCAAGGAGGGGGCTCTCGCTAACGACTGCGGCTGCATTATGCGCGACGTGTGGGTCATCGACGGCGAGCGGCTTCAAGACTACGCCCTGCTGCGCATCCACGAGGAAGGGTTCGACCCCGCTGCTATCACTGACGCCACGATCTACCGCGAGCCTTATGCGGCGATCAACTACAGTCGGGCAGTTGTGTCTTATCCGGTCGAAGCCGTCAACGACGGTCGCCTTTGGGGTCATGATTCCGGCAAGGTCTACTACACGGACGACGAAACTGGCGCAACTGGCTGGACGGAATTTGCGGCAGCTTCTCCGGGGACCATGCAATCGGTCTTTGCCGTCGGTGCTTATGTGTACGCCAGTGTTCCGGGAAAGCTGTACCGTTCCCCGATTGCCGTACCAGCGTGGACCGAAGTGTTGGCGATGACGGCAGCCAACTATCAAGTCCCAGGTTGGGGTTACACGCACAAGGTTGTTGGCGCGACGACCTACCTGGTGATCGGCGAATACAAGACGTTGGCGGGCGGCTCAAGGATTCTGCGGTCGATAGACTTTGGGGACACATGGGATGTTCTGTACACGTGCGATGCGGCCGCGACTAGCCATATCCACAGTGTCCGCTACGCGGAGAGTGGTCGCCTATGGTGTGCACGGGGCGACGTGACGGACAACGTCGGGTACAGCGATGACAACGGGACCACGTGGACGTGGCTACTGGATGAGGTAGATCACGCCCCCGGATCGCAATTAATCGGCCAGACCGAAACGGCCCAGCGAATCATGATGGGGATCGATGGCGTCTGCGGGGCCCTCTGCACCGCATGGCGAAAGGATCTGTCGGACATCCAAACACAATTGACGCGATCCGGGTGGGACAATTCGTGGCACTTCGTCGGTCAATCGGGTGGCGATGAGCATGGTTCTCCTGGCTGGTGCTGCGTAACCCTTCCGACCGGCTTTGTGCTCATCTACCAGTGGTGCGAGAATGCTGGCCAACGATCAAGCCTCTACCTTGCCGACAAGACGGGGACTGTCTGTCTTCGCTTGGAAGATTTGGGTGTCGACACACAGATCACAGCAGGTCACTCGTCCGCCGTTTGCAGCAGCCAGCGGGCATTTGTTGGCAACTGTGCGTTCCCGCTGAGCATGTTTCTTGTGGGTGGCCCCTTGTCGGGCGTGGGTCGGGCCTGGAAATTCAACGGGGTCGACATGTCACAAGTATTCCTGCGACCCTCCTGGGCCAAGCGATTCATTTATTGAGCTGGTGAACCATGTTCCACTCCATCCAAGACTTTCCAATCCGCAACGGCACCATCGTTCTCGATGGACTGAACGATATCGTCCTCGACGGACACGGGGACACCCTACGCCAGTTGCTTGAAAAGCGGGCCACGATCGAGATCAAGAACTGTCACCGAATCACCGTTCGCAATTGGCGGTTCATCGGCAAAGGCTCAGAGTCACCATGGCACCAGAACAGCGGCAACGGTGTGGCTGCGGTACGGATTCTCGACAGTGCCAGCGTATCAATCATTGACTGCGACATGAGCAACTTCGCAGGCGGTTGCATCCGATTTCGAGGAGAGATTCCCAGCCTCCAAATCGTCCGCAACCGCATCCGTGGCATGGGCCGTCGTGTCATCTCTCCCGGCAATAATGGATCGGATGCGGCGATCGGTCACGGTGGTGGCACGGCTGTGACCAATGACCTCCTGATCGCGGACAACGACATTGCCGGGCACGCGTTCGGGATCTTCGTGCCCACGGGTCGTGGGATGCGCATCTTCAATAACTCGATCCACGATATCCCCGGTCAACACGGCATTTATGGGCAACCGGGCGGGCAGATATCTGTCACCGGGAACGTCCTGCGGGACATCGCCTACTGCGGGATCAAGTTCCAAATCGGTAGTGGGGCAGACATGGGCGAACTGTTGTCCATTGGCAACAACAACATCGACGGATGCGGGCAAGCGGCAATTCTCGTTGCAGATGCGACTCGCAAACAGTGGTTTACCAACGTCGCGATCACAAGCAACCACGTCACGCGGTCGGTCCACGTGATCTATCTGCGACGTGTTAGGGACTGTTTCGTGCAGAACAATCGTTGGTCACAGATTACGAACATTCCGATTTACCTAGACGACGTAACTGGCGAGATTCAGGCCGAGCCGCGTAAGTGAAAGGCCAGCGCCGTGAACACGCTACGCGAACCGAACCCATGCACCCGATAGACTAAGACAACATGACGGCACCGGAACAAAGTCGATTCGACCAGCGAACCAGAGGGTTCGAACGGTTATTCCACAGCTTCGGCGAAGGGGTAACCGTCGAGGATCCGAATGGCCGAGTCTGGCCGTTCCCTGAGGCGATCGTCGGCGATGAACGAACTGAGCAACGGCCAAGCGAACTCGGAACCGAGATCGTCATCACGCGCGAGATCACGATTCCGATCGATCCGGCTGGGCGGCACGAAGACGGACGACCCGACATCCTGAATCTTCGTGGGTTTGCGACCGCCGGCGGAATCAAGTACGCGATCGAAGGAATTGAAACGAGTCGCGCCGGGATGGCGGTCCTGCAGACGAAGAGAGTCGATTTCGCGGAGGTTTCTCGCGAACAGTATAGGCGGCCAATATGACGTACCGAACTCCGACCGTTGTCGCCGGGACCTCCGGTGCTGCAGCGGGCGACATCCAGATTACCAGGCCTGCGGCGCTCCGCGTCGGGGACCTGGTCGTGCTGGTTGTTGCCTCGGAGATCCTTGCGTCAGATATGACGGTCCCTGAAGGATTCACGGCCATCCTTGGCGAGCTGAGCCAAGGGCAGATCAACGCCCGGGCTTGGTATAAGTTCGCGACCAACAGTGAGCCGGCCACCTACGACGTTTCCTTCGCCGAGGCCGATGCGGTCCTATACAACCTCTTCATCCTCCGTGGAGCGGATCCGTTCACGGTGATCGAAGCGGTTGATTCGGCCGTCGGGAATGCGGGGCTCCCGATCGCGGAACCAGGTGTTACGACGGCGGTCGACAATTGCCT